CGCGTCGTAAGCCTTGCGGGCCTCGGCCGACTCCTGCAGGGTGCGCTGCACCTCGACCTCGCGGCGAACGACCTCGGCGCGCACCGGCTCGGGCAGCTGGCCCCAGTGCTCGCGCACCTCGGGGCGCCAGGACGCCGGCGCACGCTCGCCCTGTGGCTTGGGTCCCGGCTTGGGACCTGGCTGCACGCCCTCGGGCTTTTCGGACTTCTTGAACTTGCCCTGCTCATCACGGGCCCGCTCTGCGGCCGTTTTTTCGGTCGTGTCGCCCTCGGCTAGGGCGTTGAGGTCGGCGCCACCCGCTGCGGCCGGCTCACCAGGTGCTGCCGCTGACGCGGAGTCTGGTGCCGGTGCGGGTGTGTTTTCTGACATCACCGGTGCTGCTTCACTTACCTCCGGTGTATCGATCGCGGCTTCGATTGCGTCGCGTAGGGATGTCGTGGGTTGGTCCATGTTTATCGCCTGTTTTGGAGTTGATGAATTGCGCGCTCTACGTCGCGTCGAGAAAACGTGCCACCGTGCTGCCGGTAGTGCTCACGCTGGGCCTGAGTTTTTGCCCAGGTGTCCTTGTAGTCGTCAATCGTCGTCAAGTTGTTGGCCCGCATGTACTCACGGTGCTTTGACCTGGTGCTGATGTCGGTGCCGTCCGTGGCGCGCAGCCCGTCGTAGGAAGAATCGCCCCACAGGGCGCCGGAGTCGGTCGCAAGCGCGGGCTGATAATCGTCGGGGACCTCGATCAGCTCGAAGGGTGGCTCTTTGCTTTGGATGTAGCGGCGTCGTGTCATTCCTCATCCTCTTGTTTTTTCCTTAACGCCGCGATCGTGGCGGCGCTTACGCCCGCACCGCCGGCCATGATGGCCGCCAGCTTGGGATCAATGAACCCGGCGTGACCGCTGCCCATGATGATTCGATCGCGCGCCTCTTCGGGCGAGATCCCCATGCGGTTTGCGGCCTTCCCAATTTGTTGCGAAAGCAGCTCCAGCTTGGGCGCGCCAATCGGTGAGCTCACGCCAGTGGCGTTTGACCCGGCACCCTAGACCACGGCCTGGGCGGGCACCGACTCGAGATCCGAGCGATCCGCGACACGCTTGCGCCACCACGGGCCCAGCGAAACCATCTCGCTGGTGCTGGCGCTGGCGGCATTCGGGACCATGTTTCCGGTTTCACGGTCGCGTTTGAGGCCGCGCACGTCGGGCAGGCCCACCAGGCGCGACCAGTGCGCGTCACCGACAGGCCACGCGGTCTGGAAGCCAACATCGGGCACGCCCGAGGCGTGGATGTAACTCGGGACCTTGGGCGAGTCCATTTCGATTTGCCCAGCGCGCAGGTACTTGGCCATTGGGCCAGCCTGCGCGGTCGAGTGCACCATGTGCCCTTGGATTGCGCGCATGTCCTGCGGAAAGTCACCGCCGCGCTTGCTTTCGGCTAGGCCTGCGTAGCGAGCGAAGTCATCGAATCGGCCTTGGTTGGCCAACCAGAACGCACCAGTGCCGCGGTTGAGCTCAGTCAGGACCTCGCTGTTGGGCGAGGCCATGCCAGTGAGCGCGTTGAAGCGCTGATACATCGACGGCGCGGCTTCGCGGCCGTAGAGCTCTACGAAGCGCTGGTAGAGCGGGTCCATCGTGTACCAGGACGCCATGCCCTTAAACAGATCGGGACGCTTTCTGGCCTCGGCAATGATGTCGATAATCCGCTGCTCGTTGCGCGGGTTCATGATCTGCTCGGCCACCGCTGCGCCTCGCGGTTTGGCGGCGGTCTTGAAGGGCGTATCGGTCATGTTGCCGGCGCGTTGTCCTTCTTGCGCGATCTGGTACAGGTCATCGCGTGTGACGCCGAACAGCTGCTTCATGAGCGGGTCTTCAGGGGCCACGCGGGCGCCGGCGACCAAGGCGTCGGGGCGCTTGTAGATGCCTGGGAAGGTGATCCGCTCCGGCGCAATCACTGTCGGCCGGCTCATGTAGTTGGCAATCTCTTCGCCCTCGGGGATCGCCTCGCGCAGCATCCGGCGCTCAGCGGCCGCGACGGTCTGAGGGGCGCGCCTCAGTGCGTTAATGGTGGCGTCAGATGCTTTGTCGGTCATCCGACCGACCAGACCGACGCCGCCCTTGAGCCCGGCATTGATCGGCATCGCCATCGCCAGGTCAACCGTTTCAGGCCGGATGCGCAGAGTCTGGCCTCGGCCGGAGGTCATTCGCTCACCGTATGCGAGCCGCTCGGCGCCCTCGGGGGCCTGGCCAAGTAGCACGTCGCCCGCCCCTGCACCACCTAGCAGCGGCACAAAGTCGGGAACCCGGGCCTTGTTTGCTGTGTCGCGTGTCGCACGTAAAGCGTCAGCCAGCGCCATCGCCCAGCGGCGCTTGACCGGTGTTGCCTCAAACGACAGTTCGCTCATCGTGCGTTCACTCCCAAAGAAGTCCGTCACTGTTTTCGGTCATCAAATAATCGCCGTCTTCTGTCAACAATCGAAACTGAATCGTCTCTGGATTGAGCAGGAAATAGTTCAGCGCCTCAGACGCTGACGTCACCGTCGTGAACGTGTTAGCCAGTGCAATCAGGCGCCCCGAGATCGGGCTTGGCGGGATGCTGTAAAAGTCGCACAAGCTGTGCAGGTCGCCGTTGAAGTCGTAATCGCTGCCAGTGAGGTTGCGAATTGACTGCTGCAGCGTTCCCATGAGGGTTTGTGTTGTCATGTCGTCCTCACTTCAACATGCGTAATTTGTAAAGCGTGGTCTGGTACAGCTTCACGATCTCATCGATCGTGTTCTGCAGCGCCGTTTCGCTTTTTTCGCAGACCTGGTAGCGGTTTTTCTCGATCCACTCCATGTGCGACTCGAGCTCGCCGGCGACGTCGTCGTCCAGGTCGCACTTGTCGATCGACACGTTCATGCGCTTGCCGTAATAGCCCTGGTACTGCTCCACAAACGTGTCCATCAGCTCGGTCAGCTCCTCGTAGAACTCACCCAGGGCCATGTGCTTGCTGAAGCTGTCGGTGGCCCAGTGCGCGACGTGTCCCAGGGACCTGGACTTGACCAGCAGCGAGGCAAAATCGTTGGCTTTTTCCATCTCTTACCTCACTGCATCGGTGGCATCGAGCCCTGCACGGGCGGCATCTGGGGCGCTGCCGGGGGCAGCTGCGGCTGCGGCTGCAGCATCCCCATCTGCATCGCCTTCATGCGTACGTCCATCTCGGTGTTGGCGGCCTTGGCCATCCGCTCTTTGGCGCCGGCCTGCTTCTCAGCGACCTCGGCCTCCTGCAAGGGGCTCGGGCCCGGGGGCTGGATGCCCTGCTGCTTAAGCCCGCTGATGGCCTGGTCGAGAATTGACTCGATCTGAGTGCTGACGCGAAACTTGCTCACGCTCCACTGCAGCAACGACAGCAGCACGGGCGCGGCGCCTGGTACTTGCTGAGCCATCGGTGCAACCTGGCTGATAAACGCCCCCAGGCCCTGCATAAACTGCACCGCGGCGTCACGCTCAGCGGCCCAGTCCAGTGCTGCCATCGAGTCGGCCTCGACGTTGACCCGGTACTCGGCCATCTCCTGGTCCTTGAGCAGCTGAATCGCCTGCATCGCCAGCTGCGCGTCGGGGGTGCGCTCGATGTTGCTGCGCTTAATGATGGTTTCGGGCTGCCAGTGCTTGCAGATGATCTCGGCCTTGATGCGCAAGGCGTGGCTGATCCACTCGGCAATGTAGAACTGCATCAGCTGGATGCGGGTGCTACCGAATTGGGCCTTGATCTGCTGCGCCGTGGCCGTTTCGCTGGCCCTGGAGCTGCCGCGCATCACGTCGGAGATGCCCAAGACCTCGTAGATCTGCATGACCTTGTCTTGGCGGTACTGGCGCAGCTGGTTGATCGCGTTGACCACGGCCTCGATCGGCACCCAGTCCACCTGGCCCTTGATCCCGCCGCGCTCAGCGAACAGTGCCCAGTTATCGACCGGAATCAGCTGGTTCTCGGTGCCCTGGTTGAAGACGCGCTGGATACCCTCAGCGCTCTTGTCGTAAACCCCGACCACCTTGGCCGCACGGGTCAGCCAGGTGATCCGCGTGTTGATCTCATCGAGCTCGTTGAACTGGTCCTGGGCGAAAATGTAGTCAGCCCTGGGCATGAAGTTGCTCGATGTCACGTTGGCCGCGACCGGCTTCGGGCACGGGAAGAATCCCTCGAGCTGCAGCGGGTCGTCTTTGACGTCGAGAATGACGTCGGTGCCGTCGGCGTACCAGTAGACCTTCTTGTTCTCCTTGCACCAGATCTCGAACACCTGGGCCTTGTTCCAGGGGTCGTATTTCGGGGAGTCGTCGCGGGTGTCCTTGGGCCCCGATTTGCCCAGCGGGACGACGTTGGCGATCTCTTCACCAAAGCGCTCGACCAGCTGGTCCTTGGTCATGTAGACGCGCCTGGCAACCCAGCGGACCTCCGACCAGGTCCTGGCCGGTGACCAGAAAAAGTCGCGCCAGTGGATGTAGTCGCACGGAGCGTCCTCTTCGACAATCTGCTCGGCCTCCTGCTCGGGCGCGAGCTCCATGCCCGTCATCGGGTCAATCTGTGCCGGGATCGTGTAGGGCTCGGTTTCGACCTCGTAACGCAGCCAGATCTGGCCCAGTCCGACCACCAGCCAGTCCTCGATGCCCTGACGCACTGACGCGTCCCACTGGCTGACGTCCTCATCAAAACCGCGGTTGAGCAATCGCTGCAGCATCGTGCCGGCGACGCGCGCGACGTCGTCTTCGTAGTCCTGATAGGTCCTCGACACGTCGGCCTTGGGCGGCCTGGCGTACAGCATCGACATCAAAACCTTGGTCGTGGACCAAAAAAGGTTCACGCGGGACTCGTCCTTGCCCCAGTCGTCGCGCTTATCCAAAAACCGGTGCGTGATCCTTGTTGCGTCGTCGTGAAACTTCGTGAGCTCTTGCTCAGCTGCCTTAATTTCGGTGCCCCAGCGCTGCGCTAACCCGATCGGGGTGCTTTCAAAGTCGCTGGCGCTTGTGATCGTTGCCTCGTTCATCCAATCCTCGCGTCTTCCCTGGGCGCCGTGTCCCAGATGTCGTTTAGCGCAAAGGCGTAATGCGCCCCAGGCTTGACGGCTGGTGTGATTTTATGCCCGCGTTGTGGTTTTCTCGTTGCTGGGCGCGCAGCAAGGGCCAGGTACCGAAACGCGTCCGCGGCGTGGCTGTGCTGGTCATGGCGCGGTTTTGACCTAAAGGTCTGGGTCTTTTCATCGAACTCGCGCATGTACGCCCTCAGGTGCTCGACACCGTCGTAGGTCGGCTCCTCATCGAAGTAGCAGCGCGGCAAAGTCAGCCTGGCGGCCTCGATGCCGTCTTGCAGGCTCATCTCGGGCACCAGGTTGGGCCGGATACCCTGCAAAAGGAACTGCTCGATGATGGATTTTCCAGTTTGCAGTGATTTTGCGCGGGCGTCGTGGGGCAGGAAGATGCCCTTGGGGTTTACCAGGTAGGGCCGGTTCTTGATCCAGTCGATGTAGTGCTGGATCGGCTGATTGTCGGCCTCGTAAAAGTCCACCACGCGCAGCCCGTCGTAGGTTTCTTGCCAGGCCCACCAGCTGCAGCTGTCGGTGTAGCCCAAATCCGCGGCCAGGTTGACCGGGAAGGCCTGGTCAAGCGGGTGCTTGCCGATGCGTCCCTCGGCGTAGGCGTCACCGATCTGCTTGGCGTAGTACGCGCCAGGCACCGCGGCGTCGAAGTTGCACTCGTACTCGACCGCATAGGCCTCATCGGTCATCTGGGCCTTGGCGTCACGCAGCTCGTCGGGGTGGATGATGTTGGTCTTAGACGCCGGGAGCTCGAGCAGCAGGTGCGTCTCGGGGTTCAGGCGGGCCTCTTCCTTCAGGTTCCAGAACAGGTTCTTGCCGCGCGGGGTGCCGGCGAAGATCGCCCAGCCGCGCCGGTCGGATAACGCTGGTCGGATCACCGTGTACCAGGCACTTGGCCTCATGTCACCGACCTCATCGAGCACGGCGCCGTCGAAGTACATCCCGCGCAGTGCGTCGTAGTTGTCCGCGCCCGCCACATAAATCGTTGACTCGTCCTTGTGGCCGTTGTGGATCGTGATCTTGAGCTCTGACTCGTTGGGGGGCTTGGACCAGAACGGCTTGGTGAGGTCCTTCATGTAGCCCCAGGCGACGCGCTTGGCCTGGTCGCGCTGCGGGGCCAAGTACGCGAACTGCGGCTTGGGCAGCGACGTCTCGAGGGCCCCAATCACCAGGTCAGCGCACATTGCGACCGTCTTGCCGCAGCGCCGGTGCGCGACCACCACTGACCAGCGCGCCTTGCGGTTGTGCAGCGGCAAGAACACGCTGCGCGGCTGGTACTCCTGCAGGTTCACGCCGGTTCCAGGGCGGCGATCTTCTCGGCCGGCAGCATCTTGTAGGTCTTGACCGTGCTCATCCAGCCCTGGAAGTAGTTGCACACAGGGCGCTTGTCGCAGGTCTTGCAGTCGTGCGGGTTGCGCCTGCCGAGGTTGGTCTGGTGCGAGCGGTAGTTGTAGAGCATCCGCGGGACCCGCTTGATCTTGTGCTTTTGGGCGATCTTCATCCACAAGTCGCCATCGCTGCAGGTCCACAGCAGCGTGTTGTAGCCGCCGACGTCGATCGCGACCTGGCGCCTGTACATGCCCAGGTGGTTCCAGCCCATCGCGGCGCACATCTTGGGCGAGCTGAAGTTCTTGCTTTCGCGGT